TCCGAATTGCAGTAGCTGATCCACCACCACTACCCAATGTACCAGTAGTCTCGAAGGTTTTGATCGGTGACCCACCACCATCACGAACACGGATAAACAAGGAGCGATCAGACTGATAAACACCAGTGAATGATTCCGTAGTAGAAGCGGCGAGCTTATCAATGTAGGAGATAAAGACATCATCACCGTTCGACATAGCAGGAGTGCCAGTACAACCAGTAAAGTCAGACCCACTCCAACCAGTATAAGTCACACAACTGAAGGTATCACCATTCCAGCAGCGGATTGTTCCTGTTGGTGGGGTGTCTCCCGGAATTGCTTCTTGGACTGTGACTGTCGCCTCACCACCAGTGTAAGCACCAGAGGCAGAGAGCTGTGCTTCGTCGGTAACGCCACCAGACTCAGGAGTAACAGTGACATAATCTTCCCCGATAACAAGACCACCAACAGAGAAGGTGACGTTGTTCGGAGGAACCTGTTGAGTATTGGTCAGGTCAAAGAGTTTATCAGAAGCACTTAAATCAGTAGCTTCAATACCGAAACCATAGCTACCGATAAGAGCTGAACCAGTAGAGGCACCAACAAACGGGAAGCTTAGAGAGCGTGAGGTAACAGTGACATTGACAGCAACAGTCGCACTAGAGGCTCCACCAGTAATTACCTGCCCATCTGTAGGAGCAACCCCTGTGAGCAACTGAATCCACATCTTTGTTGCAGCAGTCGTTGAATTGATTGCCAACATCTGCCCTGTCCCGCCTGTCCAAGAAACTGCTTCAACAGCATTGAATGTTCCAGTAGGTGTATCAACAGCGATCTCATGGGTGACACCACGGAACAGATCGCCAGCAAGCCCATAGATTGTTTCAGCAGAACCAGTACGTGTCAGGTACTTCATACGCTCGTAGAACTGGTTGATCGAATAAGCAGCTCTAGTCCACTCCGAATAGTAATACTCGTCAACTGTATTACCATTAACGTCAATGGCGCGATAGCCTTCAGTATTGGTAATAGTTGTCCAACCGGCAACAGTTCCAGAAGCTGTACCATTGTTCAGGTCAGTAGACTGAGACAAGGCGAAAACGTTGTTACCACGGGAAGTACCGTTGATCGAGAACTCAGAGTAGGTAAACCCGAACTCTCTTGCGTGACCAATCAATCTACGACCATCAATGTCTGTGCCAGCAGTACGAACCTTCTGCATCCAGCGATGTGAAATACCGCCAGCAACACTCCGATTCAAGCCACCAACAGATTCGCCATCGGGTGTGCTATTCCAGAAGTCGTTGGTATCAACAATACCATCCTGGATAACATTAATTATAATACCTTCTGTACCGAAGTTGACAATACCATCCCAGATATCAGCACCACCATTTTGAATGATAGAACCATCATACAAATGCTCTGCGGTGGTCTGATCAATGTTGTAAGGTGAGAGCAAGGTAATGATGTTGTCGGTTGATCTGTCGGAAGGAGTTGATTTCGTGATATCCATCAGATCATCGCCGGAGGCAGAAGCATCGTCTGCTAGATCCTGCAACCATCTGTGAAATTCAATAACCGTAGCATAGGAAGCAAAAGCAATCCCATGAGCCGGCCCTGTGTAACGGATATCTCCGTTAGTTGCTACTGTCCAATGTGGTGCTACGATAGCCATAGCTGTCTCCTTTACTAATAAAGACTATAAGTTTAGTTATCTAGCGTGTTTGTCTAATTACGTTATTGATAAATCTTGTAAACAGTTTTTATAACTAGTCGACGTAAACTTCTGGAACCTTCGCTAGAAAGTCTCCATTATTTGTAGTATTGCAGTCTAACAGCAGCTTATATGTAGGACGTACGTAGTACCTGTCGGTCTGCGACCCTTTTTCACTAATTAGACCAGCTACTTCTCCTTCATACAGTGTTAACATTACTTGCCCTGATGCAGCATCAGTTACAGTTAAACTTTTAGAAAGGGCTGTAGACCCATCCGATAAGAGAATCAGGGTCGCATCAAAAGTATCAGCTGGCTCTTCAATCACCATAGGTAGAGTAGAACCGTCTGCTTTGATAGTAAACACAAAGTTATTATCAACCCCTTTAGTAATTGTAAACTTCGCTACATCACAGCCCATGGTCTACTCCGTTTGTCACTAGTTATTTTTATTATCTTCGTATGAAATAGTATAACGAGGGCGCATTCGTACTGTTGACATTCCTGTTTTACTATCCGTAATATGCAGAGGAATTTGTACCCCTTTAAGAGTATCAATATGTCCTATCGCTACTTCGATTTTCTCATTTAGAGGTAAAATCCTCGTACCCAGATCAAAGTACTCATTAGAGCAGTTAACTGTACATGTAGTAGTATGGTTGTTTACTCGCTGGTCATTATCAACAATCAAAATAATACGAGTTTTCTTCGCTCCTGCTTCACGAGTACGACGTTTTTCTAACTTAAGCTGCTCTTTATTTAAAGGTTTATCTTTACGAGGGTCTTTACTTTCCTCTTGAACATCATCAAGTTCCTCTTTATATTCGGGTTCTGTAATAGTAACTGCAGAATCCTCCTTCGAGGTGTAAAAGGCGTCAATCTTTTCCGCCAGTTTTTCAGCGGAAATGTTCTTTGCATACGTGACACCTAGCTCATCTGCTTCTTGTTTCAATTCTTTTAGGTCAGTCATGTCTAAATCCTTATAGGGTGTTTAGGGTTAGGGTTAAAAACAAATAAAGTATACATGTTTATTTCCTTAAAAGAAAGAACAAAATATAAACTTTAATTGTTAGTAGATTAAAGGCAAAAGCCCCTCTAATATAAGAGAGGCTTTTGCAATTTACCTATTTGCATTAAGCGCTGGCAGAAACCAGAATTTTCAGCAATTTCTCTTCTTCGAGGATAAGACCCGCGTAGAAGAAGTTGTAAGAGAAGAAGCCGTTAGTCCCATAAGGATTAGCGTTCTCAACAACAGCAGGAGATTGAGAGTTAAATTTGATCTTACCCATACCTTTGAGACCTACGGTAGCAAAGCAACCTTGGGTCGGGAACAGGATTGGGAAGACATCAAAACGAGTGGTTACACCACCAGCATCCGCAGTTACTGTATTAGACAGAGTACCTGTGTAAGTAGTAGCGACAGCGGCGTTACCTGCTTGTCCAGCAATAGCTAGAGCTTCAGTAGCATACTTGACGGTTGTAACTGGAGTAGTATTATCAACTTCAGTACCATACCAACCATCAGCGATTGCGCCAGCTTTGGAATAAACTACAGCCGCTTCAGACTCGATGAAACGAACTTCGTGCATAGCACCAACTTCACCTTCAGCCAAGGAACCAGCAGCACCGTACTTATGTGCAGGGATGTAAACAAACTCAGTAGTACCGTTATCAACAACCGTACCGCGAGTCAAGGTCTCCAGGTCACCTTTAACATTAGCACCGATGATTGCGTAGTACGCTTTTGCTACCGTACGAGTATCAATCTTGGTAGAACCGGTAACCATAGTGGTGTTCTTCTTGGCACGGTTACGAACCAGTTTACGAACTGCTTTACGGATCAGGTCGTAAGAGACGGTAGAGTCCTCATCAACTTGAGTAATTGCAGTGGCAGTACCAGCGTACATAACAGTAGGGGTACCAAGCATATCAAGCTGAATCAAATCTTCCATACGAGAGTTAGCCAACTCGCCCAGCTCTTCACGATAACGGACTTGAATAGAGTCCTCAGAGAAGAGTTCAACTTCGTCAGTATAATCAATCATCTCACCATAACGAGCCAGAGTGGTTTCCATGGTGATCTTGTGGAGAGTTCTCTGGTTAACTGCGCCAGCGCCTTCAGCCAATGTTGCATTGGTGAGAGCGGTGTTTACGTCGTCCAGAGTACGCGCAGTCAGATAACCTTTTGCTGCAAAATCAGCATCATTGAGAGACCGATCATACATGTGGAGGAATTTGGAGATTTTAAAAGTCTTACCCATTTTCTTAGGCATAGACTTACGATCAGCAAACTGACCATAGATGTTTACACGGTTGGCAGCTTTAACACCTGCTCGATCGTAATAATGGACAATCGTGTTGCCCCGAGTACTACCGTAAGTCGAAGTATCGACTGTAGCAGTAGTTGTGCCGTTTCCATAGATATTAGCCATTGTTCTAATCCTTTTCTATAAAGGGTATATTACCCTTATTAATATTAATTAACTATCCTGTAGGTTCTTGTACCACTCATCAAAAGCCTCATCTGAGTCTTCTAAGTAGTCAACAACCCCTCTTCCTGATGCCAAGTTTTTAGTCGGTGCAGCTGCTTTACGTTTAGCTGATGCCTCTTTTGTTGCTGTCCGTTGAGCAGTCTTTTCTTTAACTTTCGCTACACGAGTAGTTGCAGCAGTTTTAACCTCTTGTTGCGCTTTAGCAGCTTCCTCTTGTGCAGTTCGTCTAAAGAATTGCTCAGCAGCTTCTTTGTAGTAATCCAGATCAGATTTTGTTCCGCCCCCAAATATTTTAAGCTTTTCAGCTATAGGTTGGAGACGGTTGTACATACCACTCTTAACATCTAGGTGGAGCAACCTGATCATTTCTGGGTTCTCTGCCATGGTTCCCCATGAGCGTTCGTCCCAGTCTTTTGATAGAATGTTGTGAGTAATCGTGTATTCAGGATCTTGATTGATTAAATCAACTACATCCTTAACTGCAAGTGCACGATCATCTCGACCATAATCTTCGGCAACATACTTGCTATTCTCTTCAGTATTTAAATCGAGAGTGTCAACACCTGTTCGCTTAATTACTTCCGCAATAGCCTCTTTGTTCCCCTTCAGCACATCAATCATCAAGTTTACATCGTTGTGCGTTAATTCCGCACCTTCGAGAGCGTCTATGGTTTTACGCCAAGGTTTAAGAGTTTGCATCTTCTTGGTGTAATCCATCGCTTGCCCGAAGATCTTTGGAAACTGATCTACGATCTCGTCGCTAGAAAACTCATAGTCTTTACCATTTGCCTTAAAGGTATAAGTCTGTGCTGGTTGTGTCTTACCTTTCGTAGCGTCTTCTTCTTCAGAACCTTTGTCGTCTTCTGTGTCAGAGTCTTCGTCAAGATCATCTTCTCCAGTGTCTGACTGGTCTTCCTCAGTCGTTTCGTCTTCGTCAGATTCGTCACTATTATGGTCAGAGTCCTCATCATTATCAGGTTGCTCGGAACCATTATCAACTTCTATAGTTTCGTCAGTGTCTTCGGTATTTTCTGAGGTATCGTCTGCCTCATCTACCAAGTCTGCCGAATCATCATCTTCCATATCTGTTACTGGCGAGTTACTAGCAGCTTTTGCTTCCTTAAAAGCAGCCTCTAGATCAGCATCGCTCATATCAAACAAATCTTCGTCTGTTAAATCAGCCATTGGTTAGCTCCTTATTCCTCATCATCATCGAGGGCAGGAGAAGAACCTAGGTTTTCAATTGTTATGAAAAAATCCTCTAAACTAGAGATAGCAATAAGATCTTCCATTACAGCGGATCGATGCCCACCTTGTACAATTGAATCTTGAGCAAGAAGGCTAACACCATTAACAGCTTTATCTCTAAAATAACCATCCAAAATAACGTGCTTAAAATCTTTATTCTCTTTAAGCCGAGCAAGAGCAATCCACATGTCTGCCCAATACTTGTTTTCTACTTCTAAGATCTGTTCATCATTAAGGTTGTTCATAAAGAATCCTTTGTTAAAGTTAGTAGTTTACGGCAATTCCGATATGGATAATTGCTATTAAGTATAATTATACTACACTATATTTATTATTTACAACCACTTTTTCCTTTTTTTC